TTAAATATTTACCTTATTATGTGCTATAATATGATTCCAATTCACCTAATACAATATTCATGCACATTAATTGAAACCGAGATAAATCATATTGATTATCTTCCATCATAGAAATGGCCTCAATAAGAGAATCACAGTTATTATCGACACCATATTGATTAACGATATTCAATGCTTCATTATAAGTGGTTATATTAATCATTATATAATCTCCAATTCAAATACCAAAATACCGTTTGGATAATGCCTTATTCCGTTTAGGCTTAATAACCGTCACACGCTTACCGGATAATAGAAAATCAATATGTGCCTGTTCAGAGATAATCAGTTTGGACTCATTATGCTTATAATCAGTCACAATAACTGGATTACCATTAAGATTAAGTGGTGCATATACAGGTTGATTAACCGATTCACATTTAGCATTATAAATTGCCTTATTTAATTCTGCCAATTGCTTTTCTAATTCAATAATGGATAATGGTAGACTTACGTTCATTATAATACCGTCCTTGTTTCCTGATATGGATGGATTATAACCGAAAACCAATAGGAACGCAAGGACTATCCGTATAGGCACATGGATTGGTCAAGTATTCCGTTGTATGGAAACAACATCGGAAAATAGTGTTGTATCCACGCAACACCTGTCGCAGGCTGTGAATAACTTGTGTATAAGTCTTTCGGAGTGTAATGAGAATCATTCGCATTTAGGGAGATTCCATTGGGACTAAGTGCGTGCCGCCGATTTTGTCAAGCGTTTTCCGTAGGTTTTTGTGTGGTTTTTGCAACATCCGCTAAAATTTTCTGCTTGACTTCGAGGTTTATAGTATGTTATAATGGTCCAAACGTTTTCCGCGGTCGATTCGAGAAGCACTCAGGCAGGTACCACGTCCATCCCAGTCTTGCTTTCGAATGAGTCCATTATACCAGAACCAGCGGGATTGTCAAGGACTTTCGGTGTTGCAAGGAAACGACACACTACCTGGCCACCTGTTTTCCGTGGAACATGCAAAAACCTCGAGGTTTTGACTGGTTTCCTGGAAATCAGGTGGCCAGGTAGTGTCTGCAATAGGCACACGGATTGGTCAAGTATTGGTTGCAAGCCTCCGTGGTTCTGGTATAATCCATCCATACTAAACGAACAAAGGAAACAAAATGCAAAACCAACTGACTGTAGCACAATTGATAGCAATCCTGCAAGCACTGCCTAACCAGAATGCCTTGGTGGAAATGGCAATGAACCAAGAGTACCAGGCGGCTGTGGTGGCTGAGGATATCCACGTGTGGTCGGAAGACCTGGTTATCATAGGCGAATAACACTACAATCCGGTCAAGTATCGCTTGCAAATTCCATCCACTTCGGTTATAATCCATCCATGATGCAAATAATTAAAGACCTATTCCAAGCCGCAGTGATTGCCATGTTAATCGGTGGTCCTCTGTTCTATTACATGTTGTTCCAAATGAAACCCTAAGGAGTATATTATGTCCAGAAAAGTCCGTTTTACATATAATGACGTTAATGTGGTCACCAATGACCTAATCGAATCCATTCGGATAATGAATGATAATCGTGGATATGACCGTTCGGATAATGCTAACTACACCTTAGGCTATATCCAATCATTATTGAATAGCCTTATAGCGGATATGCCTGTAACCAAACAGCACCAGATTATCGCTGATTTGGCAAAGCATACGGAATCCAAATTGAAAACGGCAGGAGTATAATATGGCTAATGGAATGGATAATCGGTTTAAACTCATGGTAATGGCTCTCATGGATAATAAGCAGGAGGCAGTGGTATTATTGGAATATAAAATGACCAAATCGGTGGTTAATCGGAGAGTATATTTGGAACGCAAAGCCTAGGATTATAACATATTAACGGAGACCTGTCAAGAGGGTGACAGGTGCTCTGGCAGCAGTGTTTGGCGCTCTGCGGCGTTCTGGTGGCGGTTGTGTTAGAAAAAAGCCATCCATGGTCAAACTCTTTTTTTCTCTATTTTATTTTTTCCAGGATTTTTCGCAGGACTAAAAAATGTTTCCAGTGACGAAAACGGTAATTCCGCCTTTTTCTTCCTGGATTTTTTTTCTGGAGGCGCCTTCGTGGAACCCTCGTCATCATCCAGAGGTACGTCTAGTGGCTGGCAGTAATAGTCCTCGTAAGCCTCTCTGGTTGTCTCCTCCCACACATACTCAGCACCTACAGATTCTTGGAAGGCCATCCATGATTTAATGTCGTAACCTCTACAGAAAATCTTAAAGCTGACTTTGGTCATAGTAACCGTTAAGACATAGTAAGAGTCACGATTAAATTTAGAGGTTAATTGCGTGTTGCTCATTTAATTCATCCAGAATTTTTCTCAGGGTTTTGTTGGTACCGGAACCGTCAAGCCCGGACCTTAACAACAAATGATAGATAACATCTCTGATATCTGGTCTTTCTCTCCAGGTACCCACTAACCATCCAGTAGGGTTTCTTACACCTATAGTACTTTCTTTATTCTGCACATAGACAAAATTGGATAAAGATAAACTGCCCCCGAATTCTCCACACTTTTTTCTAGAGAAGACTTGGTACTCAGCATAGTTACCAGCGATAACGTAGTATTTCTCGTTCATTTCTTTTTAGGTTGGGACGGTTTCAGTCTCTCAGTAATAACCTTAGAGGTACCAGTCTTTTTGTCTGTATACTTGGTGGTCTTGAAACCGCCAGACTTATTCTTGTAGGTTTGTTTTTGTTTAGTTGCCATATAATCTATTCTTAATGGTTAAAATTTTTCTTCTACGGGCCTCAGGAATTTTTCTCATATCTTCCACCCAATTCAGCATACTGACCATCTTATCCTGTGAATCTATAGGACCATACAGTTTCACATAGGTACTGACATAGCATTCTACGTCTTTTACGGTTATCACGGTGTGCATGATTTATACCAATAGTATGCAGCAATTGCCATGAAGTAAATACAAACGTAAATTAGTGCTCTGGCACGGAACATGGTGCCAGCAAAAAACATACCAAGCATAAATGAGAAAAGGTTCAGAGATTCTAAACCAATCGTCAGCATATTCATTTTTCTTGGTACTTTCTAATCAGTTGTGTCTGGTTATCTGGAGTGACAAATACTCTGGCAGAAACAATCTTATTACCCATTGAATAATCATGTCGTTGCGTGAATTCGATATACTTACCTTCTAATAACTTGTGTGCTATTTGTAAAGCTAAATCATGTTTGATTTTATCTTTGTCAATAAGTTTGTCTTCAAGTAAACTTTGATTAATGGACATTTGAACCGCCAGCATCTCACCTCTAATGGCAAATGAATCTTGTTGTGGTTGTGGTCCTGGCCAAGGATATGCATTTGCACTGATTGTGGGAAGTGGACCGATTGACGAGAGACTATTATTGCCGACAGCACCAAGTGTTGTAGGTGCAGATAGTTTTGTTCCAGGTGAGTTGATGCCTATACCGATACTGTCAATATTTAATGTAGTCGCCTCTCTTGGTGTATGAAGTATGCTATCCCACGAACCAGATAAATCGTTTGTTATTGCCATTAATAACTCCATCCTTTTTCTTTGTACTTGTCGATTCTTCTCTTAGGAACATTTAAGTTTTTTGTATTAACAACTAGTTTCTTGCGTTTAATAGACCGCCACTGTTCCATCGAGATATACAATTGGTCCATAAAAATGTCATAGTAAGGCATACAATGGAGAAAATCAAAAGACTTGCGAGCAGTCTCATAATCAGAAAGTGTTATAAATTGCATTCTGTTTTTGAGAGTGATGGCATTTGGTGTTTCATGAAAACCGGTTGCATCAAAGACACCACCATATTCTGAACCAACATCATCAGTCATAATATCTTTGGCTTCGTCTTTGATTAACATGGCCAAATCGTGAATAGGAAAAACATCTCTGCACCAAAAGTCATAGTCCTTTACTTTTTCTCCATGGTATAAGGACGATATGGAACCTCCAGAGAGGATCAGTTGCTGTGAAAAACGTTCACGGACAGCAAAACGGAAATCATTAAGTAACCTAGTAACCGACATCCTAACCTTCAACTTCAGGTCTTTGCATTCCTCTTGGAACAACTGAGACTCTGGTTTGTTTTTGTCCAGAGCCGCTTTCATTCGTTCCAAGTTACCGATTTGGTCAAACGGTGTTCTGGTTGCCAGAGGTTGGTGTGGAATTACTTGCATGTGCAGTTACGTCCTTGGTCACAGTTACCGGTGCAGGAGTCCTTGGAAACCTTGGAAAACCAGGAATTAATCCTCGAAAACAGCAATGATATCTTCTTCTTTAATAATGTAAAACTCATCTTGATCCACCTTTGATTTGGTTGCCTTGTTCCAGTTGGCCAGTATAACATCTCCAACTTTTACGTCAAGTACTTCTGCGCCAACTGCAAGAACAATACCACGATTGGCTTCTTGTGGATCGGCACTGGACAAAACAATACCACTTGATGTCACGGTTTCTTTTTGTACCAACTCAATGATAACTCGGTCTTTTAATGGTGTAATCATAATTTTCTTTCTGTTTTTGTTGCGTTGCAACATTTATTAGTATAAATACTAATATCGTTACTACTAGGGTGGTTAAAATGTTTGCTTATCTTGCTAAATTAATTCAATTCTTTTCTGGTGATCGCACCAGCAATTTGGACCTTTATTTGAAATCAAAAAATGTCCAAAACACTGCTGAGATTGACTATTGGGTTCGTCAATGGGAAAAACACCAGCGTACTGCGTTCTTCTGATTTTACTCAGCTAGAAACGCTGGGCCAGGTTTATTCTGGCCAGCAACTTCCACATAATTTTCTGCAAGGCGTTGAGCCTCGTAAAAATTAAATGCATTGGTTACATGTGACAAACGGCCGTTGACATAAAACTCAACACGGTACATTCCATTGTGTTCCTGTAATACATCGGTGCGTTTGCCATTTAATTGATATGACATAATTACATTGTTCATAAAATTCCTTAAGCAACTAGTCCAATGAAACGGTTCAAGACCACTCGATTGGATTTACGATTATTGTTAAATTTGGAGAATGCAGAAACGAAACCACGAGTAGTTGCATTTTCTTTCACTTCAAACTCCGCATCTTCTTCAGTATCCAAACCTTCTGCATATAATAGGTAATACTCATCATAACCTTCAGAAGTAACAACTTGGTACTTATTATTACGGAAGTTTCTCTTGTATTCATCTTGTTCAGATGAACTTTTAGCGTCCGTAAAATTATTAATTTGATTATTATAATCCCGACCAGAAAGAATGTAAAAACCAATAACATGAGCATTGGTTCTATATTTCAACAGTTTAATATAAGCACTGGTTAATTCACGAGACCAACCTTCTTTAACATGTTCTTCATGTTTAGTAACTGGATCACGAATAACCATTGTGGCCTTTTCCATTTTTTGATAATTGTGGCGACCATAATTATCATAGGTGTACAATGATTTTTGGCCATCACCATCAGTCAAGAAAACTGTGTTTACAATTTGCAACCGATTCTTTTTACGGAACTCAGGTACAATTTCCATAGCAGCAACCACAGCTTCGTTCAAAGGAGTACCAGACAAACCAAACCAATCAGGTTTAATTGTATATCGTTTGGTAAACGCCAACAAAGCGGCTGCAGCATACGAATATTCTGATGCACCCATTCTACTTGACAAAAGATTCATCAATGAAAATTCAATCAAAACCATGTCATTATTTTTAGGCACAGGTCTTGGTGATTTGTCATAAGCCTGAGTAAAAGCATAAACCTCGTAAGGAATATTAACTTTCTTACAGAACATAACCAAGTTCAACAACTGGCGAATGGTATTATCCATATAAGTGTGCATTGAACCAGACCAATCGATAAACATAACCAAGCCATGTGACTTGCCGTTAGGTACAACTGAAATCTTCTTAAAGATATCTTCATTAAAACCATAAGAATAAATTTTGGACATATTCAGTTCACCAGTTTTAGCAACTGATGCACGTTTCATTTGATCCGCATTCTTACGTAGTTCAAATTCTTTCACCAAATAACCAACAACCTTTTTAGAGTCTTCACGCATTTTTTGGAAAGCCTTGACATCAATACCTTGAAGATCACCACGGCCTTGCATAGCATACATGTGGACTTTGGTTTTAACATCCAAGCGATGACGAGCCCACAAAATTTTGTGGTCTACGATAATATCATTGACGTTGAGCTTAGGAACATTACCGTAATGGTATCTTTTACCATCATTGGAAAACAATCTGTGTTCATTTCTACGGAATGAATTATCGGTATGTGAAACCGGTTGATTTGTGTTAGAGCCGGAGTTTCCGGCAGCACCATTTTGTTCACCCTTATTACTTCTACTTTCTGGAGCCGATGATTCTTGATTAGAGTTTCCAGAAGATTCTTCATTCTTTGATTCACCTTCAGTGTCTTGTCGCTCAGATTTTTGACCTTTGTCACTAGGTTTACCATTACGTTTATCAGTTTTTTGTTCAGTAATCTCAGTTTCAATCTCATTTCCGTCTTCATCATACTCATAATCGTCAAAATTTGTTTTTTTCGAGCGTTGCTTTTCTTCTTCCGTCATTTGGTCACAGATTTTTTTAGCAACGGCAATGACATCATCATAGGTTACAGTGTTTTCCACTTCGTCCAAGATGATTTTTTCTTCATCCGTAAACAAAATGCCAAGGTCAACACCACCTTTGCAGTACAAATTGATACGGTCAATGAAATTCAATGCATTCAAATCATGACCTTGAGTGCCAAAAAAGTCTTTTGCAAGTAAATCCTTGTAAGCACGAATGAAAGACTGACGCAAACCAGGATATTTTGACTTGATTTTACGCTCAATACGAGAATCTTCAACAACATTCAGTACGGACATAGACATTTTTTCTTCAAATGCCTTTTTCAGTCCGTCCAAAGGTGTGTAAAGTGCGTGACCAACCTCATGGCCAATGAAAAGGTCATATTGGTCGTTAGTAATTTCTTTGTTTAGAACAGGAATAGTCAAAATACGGTTTTCCACATCAAAGGAAGCAGTAGAAACGTTCCGTTGTTCAATGTGGAGATTCTCTGTAGCCATCAATTTGGCCAAAAGCGACTTAGATTGTGTTAGTTCCATAATATGTCCTAAAGAATATGTATCTATTATACATTAATTCCAAAGATTGTCAAGAGATGTTGTATTTTTACGACTAAATTTCAGTAATGTAAAGGCAACCGTCTTTAACTTCAAGATTTAATTTGGTTCCTTCTACCCATCCAGTAAGTTCAATCAATTCTGGAGGAAAAGTAAGAATTCCATCGCCGGATCCGTCAGGTGCATCTTCAATAATCGCTGGCCAAGAACGGTCATTCATATTGATGCTTAAGGTTTTCATAATTTTCTTGGTCCTGCTCGAATTGAGTGAGATTGGCCCACATTTTAGTGACTTCAATAAGACTTTTGACTGCTTCTTGGTCAACTTTAAGCGGTTCCATTAAACGGTGGTCACTTTGGGCTAAAAAATCTGTCATATCATTCATCTCCGTTCAAAAAATGCGACAAAGTGCGTTTATGTTTTTCTTTCCGTGCATTAAAAACGACAGGTTTATGCACTTGAACAGGTTTGATTGGTGTTCGACACACCGGACGTTGTAATTTTACAACAAAATTAAGTTTTTTCATTATCGCCTCATATTTGAAATGTCTTTTGCTTGCTCATCCGTAAAAACCGGCACTGCATTGCTTTTATGCATAGTTGCAATACCTTTCATTGCGGTTCCTGTATAGATTTTTGGTGCAGCTTTCGTAGCCGTGCCAAGTCCAGAGTTTAAAGATTCGATTTTACGAGTTTCCCGAACAAAAACGCCAGTAACCACTGGATTTTTGATTGCAGGACGCTGAGTAAATTTACTCAATGATTTTGGCTTCATATCCTCAAGAGATTTGAGCCATGCATCATATTCTGCCTGCTGGGATTTAGGCAACTTGCGTTTTTTAGACTTTGGAATACTACCGTGAATAAACATAAAATCTCCATACAAGATTTGTATTATACAGAGATTGTATATTTTGTCAAGGTGTGTTGTTTTTTTACAACACTATTTACGGTACCTTTTTGGTTCTGAATAGTAGTCGGATTCATAAGAATCGAAATATTTTGACTGTTTTCTCGATTCCCTTTGTTTGTCTCGCTTTTTACGTTCATATGTATTCTGTTTGAATTCATAATCATCGCTGTAGTTTCTTTCGGGGCGAAACTTAGCTACAAATTTTGACACTTACTAACTCCTTATTACGGTAACATTCCAGGAAAGGCTTCTTTAACAAATTTATAATCCAGACCACGGACACCTAAGTTCTTATTGAAAATGCCAATAACAACTTCAGCCTCTCTCGGCTCCAAGTTCTGGAGATACTCAACGAGTAATTGGTTGCGTTTTTGTGGGGTAAGTTTTTCTGCTGTTGGATCACCTTTACGGAACATGTATAGTTTCCGTATTTCTGTGGTCAACTGTGCATAACCCATTCCAGCGGGAACATCTTTAATTTGATAACCTGTTGGAACTTCATGGTGTAACCATTCATATTGCGGATGAAATGTTAATTCCAAAACTTGAGTCAAAAGTTTGGAAACATTCCTTTGCAATACCGCTAATCGTTCTTTTTTGTTTTTTGCTAGTTCAAACTCATCAAAAACTTCATACATATTTTTCATTAGAATTCCTCAATCACATCCATAAGATTGGTTAGTTTATGTTGAATAAAATAATTCAACATCTTCTGCTTTGTAGCAGGTTTAGTTTCTTCGTAAGTATTTATAATTTTCTCACGGATTTCAACAGGCACCTTCTTGAGGTCAATGAGTGTTGCATTTCGGATAAAGTTGGCTTTGTCCGTTTCATTGTATTCTTCAACATCTTGCCACAAGTATTTTTCCATAATTGCCTTGGTGATTGGCTTCTGGCGTTGGTCACGAACAAAACAATCGGCCGGTGAGAACATGTTTGGAATGCCATCACCTTTATCTCCACGAATAATCTTTTCTTTCAAGTCAATCAAAGGACTTTCAGACTTCAGGTATTTCTTCAATGCAGGATTGTACTGCTTGATATTTTTACCATACTGTTGCAGTTGTAGAAAGTCACCATCACTGGACAAGATTAGGATGCTTTGATGTGGTGCATGACGAGGAACTAGTGTTCCAATAATATCATCCGCTTCGGCACCGTCAACATCAATGACCTTGTATGGAAAGTTTTCTTTAAGTTCCTGCTTAAACTTGGCCAACATGTCAAAAATCAGGTGCCAGTCCAATGCAGATTTCTCACGAGACTTTTTACGACCTGCCTTGTAGTATGGAAAGAACTCCTTGCGCCAGTATTTACGGTTGTCACAACAGAGTACAACTTCACCATATTCATTGCGGAAGTTCTTAAGGTGCATTCGGAGAATGTTCAATACCATATGACGAATCAAGTCTTCTTCTAACTTAACTGTCTTTTGGTTGGAAATTTGAGCCATAAGTCCGGCAAGAAGGACTTGGTTCAGGTCAACGAGAATCATTATGAATCCAATAGTTAAAACTATACTATAACATAGATTGGGTAAGGTTGTCAAATGTTTTTTGGACAAACACTTCGGAAGTTGTTGTTTTCCTACAAACAATACCAAACCAATTCTCTTTAATCATTCTGGTAATATATTCTACAGGTGCAGTAAGGATACCCTCAAATTTATCCAGGTCAATTATTCCACCTTCTTCATCTTCACGGAAAAGAATGATGTGGTAACAATCACCTAGTTCGGATCCATCTAACTTTGTGCCACTGTCTTTGTAATTACTCGATTGAACATGAATGTTGTTGGATTCTTCCATGGGTAGAAAGAAGTAACTATCACTATCATTAGTTAATACTTCTCGGAGTTCTGTCATTGTAGTCCTTAATATGAGACTTTCTTACTCTGACCATGATCCAGTCATTGTAATACTCATCACTTTCCATTACATTGTTGGCGAATTGTTCTTTCGCCTCAAGGTAACTACATTCTCCTTTAGACTTGCAAAGATGTAGTATCTCTCGGCGGAATTTATCCTGGCCATACAGTATAACATCTTTTTGAAGTTTGTCACTACTTCCATAATAAGTTTGCCAGTCCGATGGGACCTTTACTCTTTTCTTCTTACCTTTGACTTGTTTGGTCCTAGAGAACCAAAAAAGTTTCTTGCCGATATACTTTTTGTTGTTCTCTAGGTTAGTTATCAGATATACGAATCCGTAACTATCACCAATTTGGTCTTCTGTGAAATCAGTATCATTATATTGCCAGTTTATTCCCATTTTAGGTCATCTTCATC